ATTATTAGTATTCAACCGTTTATTGAAAATTCAATGACATTGGATAAATGGGTTGAAAATAATTATAGTATATGCCGAAATCATAAATTAATTATACCTATATTTATCAAAATATGTAAATTATTAGAACATTTACATTCCCATAATATTGTTCACGGTGATATTAAACCAACCAATATATTGATCCAATCACCGTCAAACGAACCATATCTTATTGATTTTGGAATGACAGGAATTGCAGATAAAAGTCCGGGAACAGGTGGAACCAGTGTATTTTGTCATCCTACAACAGGTAATAATAAGGCGTATAATGATGAAGAATATAACTGGTGTGAAAATAAAATAGAACACGATATATGGTCCATAGGGTTTATATTTTTAATTATAATTCTATATAAAAAATGCCTCCAAACAATAGAAAGTATCCCACCACCATTATTAACAACGGATGGATATATTGATTTTTCATATATTAAATTGAACGGTGCCATAACTAATATGAAACTCATTACAATATTCGAATATATATTACATACAAATCCTTCTTGGAGGAATATAACAGATATTATAGAACAATTAGAAAAGCATGTTAGAGATTTATAATAGTTAGATAAAATATATAGTAAACTATATCTATCTAACTATTTATATTGCGTTGATTTCGCTATCGCTATTGCTATTGCTATCACTATCAGATGGAGGCATATCATATCTTCGTGGGTTTGCTATTATCTCATCTGCGTCGTCATGATTGACAATTTTTTCAATTGAACTATCAACAAATATCACATTTTGTTTTTCTTTTTTAGTTGTTTCGTTTGATATAATATATCCAGCACGTGTTAGAACACGCGCTTCATCTTGTGTATATTTATGAATAACGTCGCCTGTATTATCATCAAATGGCCTAAAACTAATTAAAACTGTATCATCTTTAAGAATCCAGCCATTACATGACCCGGCTATTTTACATTGACGAACTTTACCATCTGTATAGCATAATGTTTCTACTCGTTTATTCCCTAATACCTTTGACACCAATGCATAATCCGACTCGCCAGGTGTTTTAAATACTAGTTCGCGTTTTGCTTGCCCATGATGTCGATTACAACTACTATGCCCTGAACCTTTGCCACCACCATATAGACGAAAATGAATATCCACTATATTATTCGATTCAAGCATGTAAACAACATCCGGTGCTGTTAATCGTTTCCCCATATATACAAAAAAACAATTGTTATTCTTAGAATAATTAGACAACATATTACGCGTAGCAGATACCAACCTATTATTTAAACGTATAAACATATTATTATTATGAATTAAATAATAATATAGCTACGTCTTTATGTATGTATAAAAATTTGATACGTAAATTATTTATTCTTATATCGATTATGTTTGTATATAGAAGCACATAATAGAATGGTAGCTGAATCATTAGGAACAATTGAATATAACCATCCTAGTGGAAAAAGCATCATTGCACATTTGTTAAATGATTACCCTAAAGTAGAATATAATGGGCACATTTACAACAACAAGGAGCATTTGATTTATCTCATATTTGGAACAATTTATACGAAAAAATAAGCGAACTACATAGTTTGAGAAAACAATGATTTTATTTTTATATTCCTTCGTTTATTCCGTCGTTTATTTTTCTGGCTTTAATTATAACCTCTTTTTTATGTTCGATTGGAAGGAATCCAATTAGAATATAGTCGGTAAGGCTATTCCAGTTTATTGATTCAATAGATGTTTGATAATGCTTGTATCATTTATTAGAAAATAGTAAATCGAAGTTAAAAAATAAACGTAATACTTCACTACCAAATTCATGAGGGTTGGGTGATTCTTCAGGTTTAAGTTGCCCTAAATAAATACTACTCCACCCCACATTATGTGCATATTCACCAAAAACACACAAATTTTTTTCATAAAATTCTAAATTCTTTGAATTTTCATCTAATATAGGTAGAGCACTAGATACATCCACAATTTTTTGCTTGTTTCCATATTTTTTCTCAATATATTTCTCAAAATAACCAGAATTCGTTTTGAATTCGATCACATCACTTAAAATGGTTTCTACTGTATAGTAGATAGGTCGTAGTTCAAGTTGTAAAGGGTTTCCACCATATTTATTATATCGTTTTAACCCATAAGATCTTCGGTTGGAGCGTTTTCTACGCCCCCAAATTCTTGCGACGTTTGGAATATAGCATATCTATGTGTTATGTGTTTCATATAATAAATATAAAATAAATATTTACTCGTTGCTATTGACTTTATTTGGTATAGGCACCAAATAACAAAGGTTGGTATGGAAAAACTTCACGCAAAAATTCCATTGATGTATAAACCAATAATACACACCATAAAATAATAACATTATTTGGACAAATAAAACGTTTAAAATTGAAATAATAGGCCAAAACCCATCCTACAAAAAACGCAATCATATCTCCGATATGATTTTCGCGAGTCTCTAATATACGCCCATTGGGTGCTACATTTTTTTCATTTAGTTCAATCAATAAATGTATGCCATTTGTAAGTATAAAATTATATATAACGGGAATATTGCTATATTGGAATAAACTACACGCCAACATACCTCCCAATAAATGTCCCTTTGAATCAAGATCAAACATTTTTAAACCCATTATCTTGTAATATATATCATAGTATGAAATAAATATATCAAACTAATTCACGAAAATGTAGTTATAATTTGATATACATTATTTAGTTCGTATGGTAAAATATATTTCTACGAGAATTATATTCGTATGCGCGGTCAGTATCATAGTTCCGGTTTGCCTGGTTAGACTGATTTGAGTGAATAGAACGCGTTTTCCGAGCCATTTGATTAGTGCGGTTTCCTTGATTGGATCTATTTTGGGAACGTTGTTTTGCCCGTTGTTGCTGTCGTTTTCTTGCCGACGATGCAGAAGTGCTTCGTCGATTATATTGCCGTTTTTCACGTTGGTCATCATTCTCATTAGAGGCAGACTCTCGTGTCACCAGTCAAATGCGTGTTCAGCAGACATTGTGTTTGTTTTATATTATTGTGTGCGATTTTTATTTTTAATAATAAATAAATAAATAAATAAATAAATAAATAAATAAATAAATAATAAAAATAGATTTTATTATCCATATCATATTATACTCAATCCAATGCGACCCAATCATTCATTATAATATATGTATTGTCCAACGGTTATCCGAGATGAACAAGGATTTATTTTGATATTTTCGTCCAATTTTTTCCAAACAAAGATTCGTGTATGTGCGCAATTCGTCGATTTCATTTAGGATGTTTCCACCACCAGTTGTCATGAAATCATCATATGATGTATATTTGTATTCCGCCGGAATTTGCCGCATATTGTCGGCGAAACGATATACGACATCCGTCGAGCTATCAAGCAACATTTGTAGAACCAGTAATACTTCGCGATATTTTTCTGTTTTTTTGTCGCGAAATATGACTTTTGTATTGAACTGCTCTTCGGTTATATTCCCAATCAACAATTGAACACGCAAATCGGTATTATTTGTTAAGCGATCCACCATAAAACGGCGCAACTCGACCTGGCGCAAATGGATAATTCCTTGGCAAATGGATGATATTCTCGATAATATGGTATGACGTTCATTATCTGTTAGTAATGGTGCGAGGGTTGGTTTCAACAATGCTGCACATTGTTCTAGAAATTTCTTGTCTTTAGTCTCATATGTCATTCGTCGGCGAACAGTGCGTTCAAGGTCATTCGCCATATAGTGGTCAATTTCACGTCCACATCGAATCTCACCTATAGGACGCTCCATCATTTGTCCACGATTTCTAACATACTCTGCATAATGTGGATTGTGAATAATAGTTTCGATTGCGCCGGTGCGATAACTAAACGCACAATCATTGCACGCCGTACACCACATTTGGTCGCACCCTTCTATCTTTGTTATACGCGCGAAACATTTCGGGCACGGCTTTGTCTCTTGTTCTATTAGTTTTGCTGTTTCAACTCTGCCTGGATCACATTCGTGAGAGACATCTTTGTCGATACCAATAAGTTCATGACAATCACGGCACGTATATTTGCTGCACATTTCACATTTCCAACGTGGGTTTAAAAATCCACGACACGATTCGGCTTCATTGGGGCATTTGCGTCCATATGTATGTGTTGTCTTGACCATTTGTTCACCTGTTCCAACTCGATACAATTCACGACTTTCTGCCATAGCAAAAGCTAATTCTTCTTTGAGTCTCATAATATGTGCGTCTACTTGCACTTTTCGCCGGTAAGCTTCTGCAGTAGGTTGTGTTCCAGGTAAAAATGACATTTCCCTTTGAACGATACGTTTGCGATGTTTATCACGCAAATCTGTGTTTATAAATTTCTGTGTAAAATTATGATTTAGAAAATCACGCGTGAATTCGCGATGACATTTCATACAATTTGGCATAGGTGTAGATTCATCCATAAAATACGTAGTATAACAGGTTCTGCACGCGGAATATGAACAATGAAGGCACATAACAGACGATCTATCTGTCATATTCTCATAGCATACGGAACATTCTTGTGGCATATTATCTTTTTGTATATTTGTAATTATATTTTTTAATAAATCATATTATCAAATTTTTGAAACATATATGTATATAGATAATATACATATATGTCATTACCAGCACCATTCGGTGAAATAATAGGAATAGATTATTATGGAATAAAAGCATATTCGTGTAATATGATAACAAAACGTAATCCGTGTATATCATTTGTCTATAAAACGCTATTTTGTGGAATTAAATGGCAATGTGTTGAATATGTTCGTCGATGGTTAATATTAGTCCATAATATAACATTTCAACAACTGGAAATGGCATATATGATGTTTACCGAACCGTATGTAACATTTATAAATATAATAACAGAACAACGTATCCCATATATAAAATACAAGAATAGTATTGTTGGTAATTTACTTCCAAAACCAGGTTCAATTATCATTTGGGATAAAACGTGTGGTTATAAAACAGGACATGTTGCG